GAACAGGTCAAGGCCAAGGAACTACAGGGCTGGAACATCGAGAAAATGTCAGCGCTGGGCTGGGAAGCATACATGCGGCAACGGCTCATAGGGCTCGTTGAGAACTTCTTGTTCGCCGCTGGGAAGCACCCAACCTACCAAGAGGCATACGATAGATCGCGCGCCCAAACCGCACCCCACCCCCAACAATAGGCACAACTCCTATGGATGAGACAGGTTGGCAGGATATCAGCACGGCACCCAAGGACGGCAATCCGCTACTCGCCATCTCAACGGGCACGGAATACCCACCGATGCATGCAATCGTCGCGTGGGGGTGTCTGACGCACATGTTCTCATCTGCCCATCAATGCACGCGGCACCCTAGCAGTGATTGCCGGTTCGAGTGGCTCGGGGAACGCGCCGCACGGTATGGTGTGCCATTTACTCACTGGCTCCCCCTCCCATCTCCCCCATCTCAGGAGGGGACGACATGAGCGAGACGTTTGGCGAGATAACCGTTGTGCCGCGCGACCCGACAGAAGTTGAGTGGCTGCGGGCTCTGACAGCGGTTTTGGAAAGTGAGCTTGGGAAGCTGGATAAGTCGGACCTCACGCGGGAACTGTTAGCGATGCGCCGCCCCAAATACATGGTCCAAGCCGCTAAGAAATCAGACCACAAAACAGGAGATTAGTCAACACAATCAAGCATTTGAAGGGGGGAACCTTCAACCTAGGGCATACGACATGACGGGGCGAAAGAAGCGAGACGTGAACAAGCGCGAACCCAACGGGCGCGCATCACGGCGCAAGAAAGACGTAATGGAGCAATTCCTTGCCGATCTGGACAAGGACACACGGGAAACGCAGGGCGTAGCTCTCACAGCGCGGCATAGAATATTCGGGGTAGACCCAAAGCACAGCCGCGACCAGAAAGCAGGCTCAGCCGCAGGCCGCTATTGCCTACAGGGCCTCATCACACAGGCTCAGTACGATGCCGCGATGATGTTCCTCGAAAGCCACCAGCGGAACCTACGCGCAATCGACGCGCCTCCCCAGCCTGGAGCCGTAGACCTCAACGCCACCCGTGGCCGTCCGGTCTTCCTCGAAAACCCCGACCAGCTCCGCAAATGGCGCTCAGCCCACAAAGCAGCAATGGACGCCATACAGGCCAAGCAGAACGAAATCCGCCTCATGGGCAACCTCTACGGTGCCGTCTACACCATCCTGATCCGCGACGTTCAGGTAGAGCATTTGCTGGGCGACTTCAGGACGGCAATGAACGCACTGATCCGGCACTATGGGCTTGATGGACGGAGGGCAGCGGCGTGAGCAACACAACGTGGCACTTCATCCGGGGCGGGGTCGTATTTGGTCATCCGAAGAGCGATGTCGGCGGCGTCTACGTGAACCAAATCGTCCCAATTCGCCCCGCTCGGTTGTGGGAAACGGTTCTGTGGATTCTGCTGCGCAAGCCGCCCGCTTGACAAATCAGGCGAAGCACCTCAGTCATTCATTTGAAGCTGCCATAGCAGCCACTGATTTGCCCCGGCCATGTGTCGGGGCTTTCGTTTATGCGACCAAGCCTTGAGCAGTCGCGAGGAAACCCCAACATGCCAGCAGGACGCCCCAGCGCGTATGACGCGGCCTATTGCGAGCAGGTTGTTGACCTTGGCAAGCAGGGCAAGAGCAAGGCTCAGATGGCCGCTGCCTTCGATGTTTCACGGCAAACAATCGACAACTGGGCGGCTGCTCACGAGGAATTTCTAGAAGCGCTATCGCGCGCCGAAGCTCACGCTCAAGCCTATTGGGAAGACAAGGGCGAAACCAACATCGCTGTCCCCGGCTTCAACGCTGCCATCTGGAAGAAGACGATGGAGGCGAGGTTCCGCGACGACTACACGGAACGGCGCGAAGTGAACCAAACGGTTCGCATCGAGGACCTGATTGAACAGCTCCCTCCAGACCCTGCGTAGGCTAAGGGACGACTATTCGTTCTACGCCCCGAGGTGCCTGAAGATCAGAGCGAAAGACGGCCAGATCGTGCCGTTCACGCTCAACCATGCCCAGGAGTACCTTCACGGTCGCCTGGAGGCTCAGAGAGAGCGGACAGGCAAGGTCAGGGCGCTTGTGCTCAAGGGCCGACAGCAGGGCATCAGCACCTATCTGGGCGGGCGTTTCTACCATCGGGCGACTTTCCGCAAAGGCATTCGGGTTTTTATCCTCACGCACGAGCAGGACGCGACAAACAACCTGTTCGGCATGGTGGACAGATACCACCAGCACAATCCGCTGAAGCCCAGCACGAGCGCGGCAAACGCCAAGGAACTGTTCTTCGACGTACTCGAAAGCGGCTACGCGGTCGGCACGGCTGGCGCGAAGGCGGTTGGCCGGTCGCAGACAGTGCAGATGTTCCACGGCTCAGAGGTTGCCTTCTGGCCGAACGCCTCAACCCACTTCGCAGGCGTGGTTCAGGCCATTCCTGACTTGCCGGGGACAGAGATTGTCCTTGAGAGCACTGCAAACGGTGTTGGCGGTGAGTTTCACGAGCGCTGGCAACAGGCAGAGCAGGGGATAGGCGATTACGAAGCCATCTTCATCCCGTGGTTCTGGTCGCCTGAATATGCGCGCCCGGTTCCGCAGGGTTTTGTGCTCGATGATGAAGAGACCGAATATCAGCAGGCGCATGGCATCAGCCTTGAGCAGATGGTGTGGCGCCGCAACAAGGTCGCGGAACTGAAAGACCCGCTCTTGTTCAAGCAGGAATACCCGGCCACAGCGGCTGAAGCATTCCAGAACACGGGACACGACAGCTTCATCAAGCCTGAGGCAATCCTCCGCGCTCGCAAGGCCAACATCGAAGGCTATGGGCCATTGGTGATTGGCGCTGACCCGGCTCGGTTTGGTGACGACAGGTTCTCCCTCGCATGGCGCAGAGGCCGCAAGGTCCTCAAGCGCGAGAGCAAGAGCAAGATCGACGTTGTTGCCGGTGCCAACTGGATCAAGCAGGTCATCGACGCCGATAAGCCTGACCGCGTGTTCATCGATGTTGGCGGGCTCGGGGCCGGAACGTTCGATATTCTCCAGAGCTGGGGCAAGCCCTACTCGGATGTGTGTGTGGCGATCAACTTCGCCAGCGAGCCGCAGGAACCATACGAAATCATGCAGGACGGGTCCAAGCGCCCCGGTCCTCGCAATCGTCGGGCTGAAATGTGGTCGCGCTCCAAGGACTGGCTGAATGAGCCGGGCGGCGCGGACATCCCAGATGATGACAGCTTGCAGGCCGACGCGTGCGGCCCTGGCTATCACTACGACATGAACCAACGGCTTCTGATCGAGGCCAAAGAGCACATGCGGGCAAGAGGCGTGCGGTCTCCAGATGAGTGGGACGCAATCGCCCTGACGTTTGCCGAGCCTGTGGTCGAACGCAAGAAGCCGCCTGCGGCAAGAGCCGTAAGCGGTGCAATGGGATGGGCAGGGTGATCGATGGGCCATTGGAACAAAGACGCTGGCAAGTTTCGGCTAGAGCTTTGGGACACCGGCCATCCAGTCACTGTTGATCTGAAGCACCAAGAGCCGAACGGTTCGGAGGTTGAGATGAACCTGTTCGGCGCTGAAGAACTGCAAGACCTCAAGTACGCAGTAGACCGCGCCATTGCGCACCTCGAAAGCATCGGGAAGTCGAATGGCTGACGACGATCTGCTCAAAGAGGCCAAGGACAAGTTCCGCCTCGCCTCCGACAACGAGACGGACAACCGCAAAGCCTACGAAGATGACGTTCGCTTCGCCCGCCACGAAGAGCAGTGGCCCAAGGATATTCTGGAATCCCGTGTTGGCCGTCCCTCGCTGACCATCAACAAGCTCAACGCTTTCTCCCGGCAGGTCGTCAACGACGCCCGCCAGAACAAGCCGAGCATCAAGGTTCATCCGGCAGACAGCGGCGCTGACCCTGAAACCGCAGAGGTAATGAACGGCCTGATCCGCAATATCGAGTATTCCTCGAATGCGGACGTTGCCTATGACACGGCTGTCGATAACGCGGTCAATGGCGGCTGGGGCTACATTCGTGTGGGGCTCGACTACGCCTATCACGACAGCTTCGATATGGACCTGTCGATCCAGCGTGTCGCCAATGCGCTGAGCATCTACGGTGATCCGAACTCAACGCAGGCCGATTCATCCGACTGGATGGACGCGTTTGTCGTGGATCGCGAGAGCAAGGACAAGTTCCAGGCTCAGTACGGCAAGACCAAGACCATTGCCGATTGGGACGATACGAGCTGGTGGGATGAACACTGGCGCGACGGCGAGGACGTGCTGAAGGCCGAATGGTGGCAGCGCCGGGAAGCCGAGATCAAGATTGCGCAGTTTGCCGACCTCCGCTCGGGTGAAATCTACACCTACACCGAAGAGCAGATCGAGAACGACACCGACGTTCAGACGCTGTTGCAGGCGGGTATTCTGGAGTTCAAGCGCGAGCGCATGGCGAAGACCTTCAAGGTCAAGCAGCACATGATGACCGGCGCGGAAATCCTCAAGACCAACGAATGGGCGGGCTGCTACATCCCGATCATTCCGGTGTATGGCGACGAATACAACATCAAGGGCAAGCGCTATTTCCGCAGCCTGATCCATAGCGCCATCGATGCGCAGAGGATGTTCAACTACTGGCGCTCGACGGCAACGGAACTGGTGGCCCTTGCGCCTCGCACGCCGTACATCGGTGAGGAAGGCGCGTTCGACGTAGACCCGAATTGGCAGACCGCCAACACCATGAGCCACCCCTATCTTGAGCACAAGAAGGGCACGGTCGTCGCGCGTCAGCCTCTTGACACTGGCCCTGCTGCCGGTGCGCTGCAAGAGGCCCTGAACGCAAGCGACGACATGAAGGCTGTTATCGGGCTCTATGACGCCTCTCTCGGTGCTCGCTCGAATGAAACCAGCGGCAAGGCCATCATGGCCCGCCAGCGTGAAGGGGACGTTTCGACCTTCCACTTCATCGACAACATGGCCCGCGCTATTCGTCATACGGGCAGGGTGCTGATCGACCTCATTCCGCACGTCTACACAGGCGAGCGTATCGTTCGCGTCATGGGTGAGGACCAGAAGCCCCGCAACGTGCAGTTGGGCAAGCAGTATCCCAAGGTTGACCCTAAGACCGGCGAGCCCGAGACGGATGAGATGGGCCAAGCCATCATGGCCATGCACGACTTCAGCCGTGGCAAGTATGACCTGACGGTCAAGACCGGCCCGAGCTTCACCACGCGCCGCGAGGAAGCCGCGTATTCGATGACGGAAGCGCTCCGAGCCTTCCCCGATGGTGCAAGTGTGATTGTGCCCGAGCTGGCAAAGAACCTTGATTGGCCGGGTGCCGACGACATTGCCGAAAAGCTTGAGGCCAAGACCAGCGGGCAGCTTCCGCCTGAGGTTCAGAAGCTCATCGAGCAGGGCAAGCAGCAGATCGAAAAGCTGACGCAAGAGAACCAGGCGCTGAAGGGCGACAAGACCGAACAGCAGGCAGAGTTGCTCATCAAGGTCCAGACCGCTCAGGCGGAGCTTCAGAGCGATGAAGAGATCGAGCGCCTGAAGATCGCGTCTCAGGAGCGCATTGCACAGATGAAGATCGAGAGCGAAGCCCGCCTCGCAGCCTTCAAGGCAAAGCTACAGGCCGACGCATCGATCCAGATCGCCGCCAATCGCCCAGCACCGGAAAGGACAGCCAATGCGTGACATTCTGTACAACGACAACGGCAGGCTGACCGTCCGTCAAGAGGACGATGACGGCAACCTGATCCCGGTGGACGTTCCCAAGCCCAAGCCGGAACCGTTCGGCGGCAAGGGAGACCATGACGGCAACGGCAAGGTTGGCGGCGCTGCGCCTGCCAAGGACAAGCGCAAGTGACAACCGTCCAGCCGCGTGACCAGAACCTCGTTTCTGCTACGGGCGTGCTTTCCTCAGAGGAAGCCAGCACCTTTGACGTGCCCGAGATCGTCAACGGCATACTGACCGTCACGACCCGCGCCGCACCAGACACGGATCGCACGTACATCGAAAACGGCGTGCTGACCGTCATCGTCGGGACCGAACCCGAAGAGTAGTTCCGGGGCCGTTTGCGCCCCAACCCCGCACCAATCCTGAAAGGAAGTGCAACGTCTATGGCCGACGAACAGGAGACTATTGCCCCAGTCGCACTGGAAACCCCAGCAAGCGCACCGGAAGCAACGACTACCCCCGAAGCAGTTGAATCCGAACCGGTAAATCTCGACGCTCCCGAGCAAGAGACAGTCACCGAACCGGAACCGACTGAAACCGAGGCTGTCGATGACACCGACGACCTCGAATTTGGGTTCAAGAAGTACCGCGTTCCCAAGGAACTGAAGGCCGCCGTCGAAGACTGGCGTGCGGCAACGACCAAGAAAGAGCAGTCAGTAGCCGAACAGGCCAAGGCACTTGAGGCGCAAGCCGCCAAGCAAGTCGAAGCCGACGAAACGGAACTGGCCGCCAGAGCGGAACTGCATGGCATCAAGGCGCAGCTTGCCGAATATGCCAAGCTTACTCCGCAGGACTGGCAGGCTCATATGCTCAACGACCCGCTGGGTACTCAGCAGGCGAAGATGCATTTCGACCTCCTGAAAGAGCAGAAGGCTGCTCTTGAGGGAACTATTGAGAAGACCCAAGGCGAACGGACTCAAAGAGCGCAGCAATTGCTTGCCAAGCGCGTTGAGGAAACCATCGCTGCGGCACCAAAAATCATCCCAGGCTGGACCCCCGAGAACAGCCAGAAAACGATTGGCGAGCTGGTCGCGTTTGCACAGTCCGAAGGTATCCCGGACCAAGTGCTGCAAGACAACTGGAGCCCACAGCTCCTTAAGCTCCTGCATCGTGCGCATCTCGGTCACAACCTGCTGACCAAACAAGCCACAGCGCCCAAGCTCCCGACTTCACAGCCCAAGCCGCTCGAAACGGTGAACGGCACGAAGTCGGCCCCGACATCCGGCGATCTCGCCGCCCTCGACATGGAGGCTTACGCCGCCGCTCGAAGGAAAGGTGTAGGGGGGAAACCGGCGTTCTAGTCAATCCAGCTTTCGCGTCGTGATGACGCCAAGGCCCAGCGCCCTACGGGGCCAGAAGGAACCCCAAAATGTCGAATACGACACTGACGGCGGACATCATTGCCAAAGAGGCAGTGATGATCCTCGAAAACGAACTTGTCATGGCGAACCTTGTTCACCGTGGCTACGAAGAAGAGTTCTCCAACAAGGTCAACGGCTACACTGTCGGTGAAACCGTCTCGATCCGTCGCCCTGCCGACTTCACCGTCCGTGACGGCGCTACTGCCACTTCGCAGGACGTGGTTGAAGGCAAGACGACCTTCACGGTGGACAAGCAGAAGGGCGTCGATTTCAAGTTCACGTCTCAGGACCTGACCTTGCAGATCGGCGATCTCTCCGACCGCGTGATGAAGCCCGCTCTGGTGCAACTCGCCAACCAGATCGACCGCGACGTGTTCGCACGCTACGTGGATATTCCGAACCATGTGACCATCCCCTCGGGCGGCATCAACTCGTATGCCGACTTTGCCCTTGCGGCTGAACGCATGGACCTCATCGGCATTCCCGAGAGCGACCGCCGCGCCGTCCTGACGGCAACCGATAAGTGGGCCATGCTTGGTTCGCAGACTGCTCTGTACATGCAGGATGTGGCCAAGGGTGCGTTCCGTGAGGCCAACATGGGCCGCATCGGTGGCATCGATACCTATTCCAGCCTCAATACGCCGCGCCATACGACCGGCTCGCGTTCTGTGGCCTCGGATGCGATCGCTGCCTCGTTCACTGGCGATACCTGGGCCTCGACCAAGGACACCAACTATTCGACCATCAACGTTGGTTCGATGTCGGGTGCCACGGTCACGCTCAAGGCTGGTGATACGCTGACCATCGCGGACGTGTACGATGTGAACCCGGTGACCAAAGAGGTGCTTCCGCATCTCAAGATGTTCACCGTGGTCAACAACGAGACGGCCTCGGGTTCGGCGGTTGCCTCGCTGGAAATCAGTCCGGCCATCCTGCCTGCCGGTTCGTCGGATGCTCAGACCCGCGCTCACGCCAACTGCGCGTTTGCTTCGGGTACGACCGACATCAACACCAAGGGCGTGGTGTTCCAGGGTGCTGCGTCCACGATCTACGCGCAGAACCTCTTCTTCCACAAGAACGCCTTCGGCCTCGTCATGGTGCCGATGGTGAAGCCTCCGGGCGCGGTCGATGTTGGCCGTCGCTCCTACAAGGGGATCAGCGTTCGCGTCATCCCGTACTATGACGGTACGAATGACGTGAGCAACTGGCGTCTCGATGTCCTCTACGGCACCAAGACCATCGATCCTCGTCTCGCCGTTCGCGCTTCGCTCGCGGCTGACATCTAACCCCAGCCATAAGGAGAAAACGAAATGGCGAATATCAAGGAACTCTCCGATGGCGGCCCGGATGGTACGCGCCTCGGCCAATCGACTACCGATCTGGTTGGCTTCTACGGGGCGACCCCTGCTGCCAAACCGACTACGGTCGCAACCGCGCTCGACACGACTGCGATCACGCCCGCGTTCACTACGACCGTGACCGGCACGTTCGGCTTTGTGACCTCTGCGCAGGGCACGGCAGTTCTTGCCGCCGTGGCCTCGCTGGTGACCAAGACGGCCAACCTTGAGGCGACCGTCAACACCATCAGGGCCACGCTCGTTACCGAAGGCCTGCTGACCGGCTCGTAATGGAGCTGCTTCTAGGTTGCGGTTCCAACCGCGAACGCAAGATCGATCTGACGGGGTCGGGCCAATGGTCCGATCTCGTCACGCTCGACATCAACAACGACCACAACCCTGACGTAGTGCATGACATTGCGTCAGTGCCTTTGCCCTTCGCCGACGACACGTTCGATGAAATCCATGCCTACGAAGTCATGGAGCATGTCGGACAGCAAGGCGACTGGCGGTTCTTCTTCGACCAGTGGTCGGACATATGGCGGATACTGAAGCCGGGCGGCATGTTCTTCGGCACAAGCCCGGCCCTCAGTTCACGGTGGCTATGGGGCGATCCCGGCCATACGAGGATCGTTTCTGCCGAGTCCCTGACGTATTTGCATCAGCCTGCTTATGAGCAAGTCGGCACATCCCCGATGACTGACTATCGCTTCTGCTATCAGGCCGACTTTGACCCCGTACATCTCAGCGAGGAGAGCGGAGCATTCATCTACATTCTGAGGGCGGTGAAGCCGTCGCGATGCCGAAGGTCCTGATTGCAATTCCCGCGATGAGCGGGACCATCCATATGGGCACCATGCGGGCGTTGTTCGCGGAAATGCTTGGCTTCATTTCTCTTGGGTGGACCTTCGACATTTACGAAGTCGTCGGGTGCTCGCTCATGGAAGACGCCCGTAATCTTTGCGTGTCGCGGATGCTGGGGTCGGACTTCACTGACCTGCTCTTTCTTGACAGCGATGTCGTGTGGGAGCCGGGCGCGATGGTGAAGCTTATCAACTATCCCGTCGATGTCGTCGCGGGGGTCTATCGCCATCGCAGCGATCCCGTCTCCTGGCCCGTCAAATGGCTGGAAGACCGCGCCGAACTATGGGCGGACAAAGACACCGGACTGATCGAGGTTGAGGGCGCGGCAACGGGCTTCATGCGGATTTCCCGCAAGGCTGCGGTGACGATGTCGGAAAACACCGAGTGGTATCACGACCGACAGGCCCCAGAGGGCAAGTCGTGGATGATGTTCGACCGCATCCGCGACGAGAACCACCAGAAGTGGGGCGAGGATTTCGCCTTCTGCAAGCGCTGGCGCGCTCTTGGCGGTTCGGTGTGGATCGCCCCTGAAATCGAAATGGGCCACATCGGCAACAAGACCTTCACTGGCAAGATCGGTGATTGGCTTCGGAATAGGAGCTGAGCGTGGCAATCGCAGTCTATAACGACCTCAAGACCAAGGCCGCGTCATGGCTGCGCCGTTCGGGCAATGCGACCTATGTTGCCGAAGTCCCCGACATGATTACGCTAGGGGAAGGGCGGCTGAATGCTGAACTCGGGCCGCTCGAAACCAATGTGACGCTCACGGGCTCGGTTGGCTCACGCTCGCTCGACATTTCCTCCTACACCATCGTTGAGCCAATCGCGCTCTGGATCACCGAGACGAGCGGCGACGAAGACAGGCTCGATCCGCAGTCTCCGGCCAACATGAACTATCTCGGGAGCAATGGCCGTCCGCGTCAGTGGGCCTATGACTCAGAGGACGCGATCAAGCTCGACTGCCCGTGTGACACGGCCTACACCTTCCGCTTTCGTCACCGTGGCAGGTTCGCCCTGTCCGCCTCATCAACGACGAATTGGCTCCTCGAAAACCGTCCCGACGTGTACCTCGCTGCTGCCCTTGGTTGGGGTTCCGCATACCTAGAGAACTTCAAGGGCGCCGCAACGTGGATGGGCTTCCTCGATACCGAAATCCCGAAGGTTGCGCACACCCTCGCCAAGGGCCGCAAGGGCACGCTGACGGTTGATCCCGCGCTTGGCATGATCGGGCACGTCCCGCGCTTCAACTACACGACGGGTCAGTGATGATCCCTATCGGGCTTTACCGGCCTGACCTGGCGGAGACAAACCCCGGCGTGTCGCTGACGGTGCTGAACGCCATTCTGCGCAGCGATGCGGTGGGTGTGTCCTATGCGCCGCACCCTGACATTGGCGTTCTCGCTACTGCCGACGCTTTGGCAGAAGCTCCACGTGGAACAGTGTCAGTCGTTACCAGGGCTGGGCAGTATCAGAACTTTGTCGGGACCGGCGACAAGCTGTTCAAAGTCTCTGCCTCTGGAGAGGTAACGCAGATCGGGTCGGGCTATGCCGTCCCCGCTGGTGACGATTGGTCCTTTGCGCAGTTCGGTGACTATCTCTACGCAACCAACACATTCGACGGGCTGGTCCGGTACAACATCGAAAGCGGGGGCGCTGTTGCGGCAGTGAGCGGAGCGCCGAAGGGCCGCTTCATCTTCCCGCTGTTCAATACGCTGGCGATGCTCGATTGCGATGCGAACAACCGCGTGATGAAAACCAGTGCGATTGGTGATCCGACTGTCTGGTCGGGAGACGCATCGAACAACGTTCAGGAGTTTGCCGAGGGCGAGGAACTGATTGCGGGCTGTGAACTCGGCCAGTCGTTGGCCGTGGTGTTCCAGCGCAACGCTATTCGCGTCCTGAGTCGTACCCGTGACCGCTCGGTCTTCGTGGAGTCGATCCTTGCCACCGGAATTGGAGCACAGGGCGCAGCCGGTGTAATTCCGACGCGCGGCTGGGCCTACTTTGTCGATACCGATGGCTTCCACCGGACCAACGGCAGCACGATTGAAGCCATAGGCAAGGACAAGGTTTCGCGCACGTTCATCAACTCGCTGGCCTCGAATGCCTTGACCTCTGTTCAGGGCGCCTACGACCCGAGCGAGAACCGCATTCTCTACCGCTACCGCAAGAGCACGACGGTCAGCACAACGATATTCAAGGACATCCTCGCTTGTGACCTCGACAAGCTCGAATGGGTGCCCATCCAGATGGACACGGCGGCGCTCGTGACAATGGCGTCGTCGGGTTACACGCTGGATGAACTCGACCAGTTCGGCACAATGGAGACATTACCCTATCCACTCGACAGCCGGGCTTGGAAGGGTGGCGAGCCTAGGCTTGCAGCGTTCGATGAAGACCTGAAGTTCGGCTTTGTGTCGGGCACCAATCTCGCCTGTACGCTGGAAACCGGCGCACAGATGGATGGGATGGGCGCGCGAGTGATCGGCGCTGTGCCGTACACGGACAATCCCGACGCAACGATCCAGTTGGGCGTGAAGCAGAAGATCAGCGACGACTTCACCTGGGGCGATGCTGTTGCGATAGACGAAGACGGCTTCGCGCCTGTCGATGAAGCAGGGAAAGTGTTCTCGCTGCGCTTCAATGCGGCGGCTGGCGATGAATGGACCTTCATGCGCGGCTTTGACCACATCGAGGCCAATCAGCGAGGCCCGAAGTGAGCCTGTTCAGCTATCCGATTGGGCGCGAGACGCCGATCTACAAGCGGCTGACCGACACCAACTATGCGCTATTGCTCACAGCCGGGAGCAACGGTGCTTGTGTCGTTTCGCTCAGTGTCAACGAGATCAACGGCTCCACGCCAACGATCATCCTTGAAATCCGCAATGCCTCAGGAGCGGTTGTGGCTCTAAGGGCTAATGCCCGCGCAATGGCGGCGAAAGAGAACTGGTCCGCTGTGACCCTTGCGGGCTGTCCTATTCAGTTGCTTGGCGGGTACTCGCTCTACGCCAAGGCGAGCGCTGGCAATCAGATCGACATCGACGGCGTTTATATCCAGCCGCCGCAATAAGCATGAAATGCACCGTGACGCGCACGCTTCCCGACATCGGGAAGTGCGAGATCGTTTTCGACGTGTACGAGGAAATCAGTGCTGAAGACTCGCGGATGATCTGCGCTGTCTATCAGCTTGAAGGAACGATCAAAGCACAGCCCAAGGCATGGCTGAAGATTGTTCGCAGTGAACTCCAAACCCTAGAGCGACTAGCTCGTGACGCCGGTTGCCGCGAACTGCGCATGGCAGGCCGCGACTGGTCCCGAATATTCCCCGACTACGAAAAGCACCCGCTCGGCGCGGGCAAGAACGTTCTGCGAAAGGTGCTGAGCGATGGCTGACAACAAGAACACCGAAACGACGACGGCCACAACCGCTCCGTCCAACCCGAACGTTACTGCCACCGTCGATCAGCTCCTTGCGGGCGTGCAGGCTGAGAACGCAAAGGGTCCGCAGCCGTTCAACGAAAGCCTCTACGCTGGCGTTGGCCCGACGACGCAGGGCGCATGGGCGATGGGCAAGGCATCCGCAAACAACCCGGCCTTCACCAGCGGCATTAATGGCGCGATGGGCTACGCAGGCAGCTTGGCCGATGGCTCAGGTCCGTCCCTTACCGAAAGCACGCTGCTGGACGTTGCTCAGGGCAAGTACCTCAACGAGACCGACCCTAACTTCCAGGCAATGGTGGACCGCGCTGCCAATGGCACAGCAGCGGACATCAACGCCGCGATTGGCTCGAATGGACGCTATGGGTCCAACGTTCATGTCAATGCGCTAGGCGAACAGTTGGGTGCTCTGCGCACCAATGCTGCCGTGCAAGAGCGCAATATGCAGCTTGGCCGTCAGACCGACGCGCTTGCCGCAATCGAGGGGCAGCGCCAGCAGGGCGTCAACAATGCCTTCAGCGCCTCAACACTACTTCCCGGCCTGTTCAGTGCTGCACAGCTTCCTGCTGCTGCCTATGGCGCTATTGGGGCCGCAGAAGACGCCGACAAGCAGGCTGCATTGATGGGCCGCTACGATCTTCAGCAGCGTCAGGCCAACGCCCGTTCCGACCAGCTCGCCAAGCTGACTTCGATCCTTTCCGGCAATGCCGGGGCAAGTGGCACGACGCAAACGACGACGACTCCAACCACGCCCTGGTGGCAGACCGGCCTTGGTTTGGGTATCGGCGCTGCTGGCTTGTTCCTCTAGGAGACGCGCATGGGCATCCTCAATGCACTGGGCGTGGACAACGGATTCACCGATTGGTGGTCCGGCAATCGCAACACCATTGCTCAGTTCGGCACTGGTCTCGCTGCTGGCCGTAATCCCGGTCAAGGCGTGGCTCTAGGGCTTCAGGCCGCGCAGCAGGGCAGGGTAGCCGATGATGCCTACGCTACAGCGCAGAAAGAGGAAGCCAGCCGACAGGCACAGCTCAACCAGACTATTCAGTTCCTTCAGAACAAGATGCCCGACCTTGCCGATGCTTTGAGCGCTGGTGCGCCAATGGGTGAGGTATGGGGCGAGGCCATGCGGAGAATGCAGCCGCAGGGTCCGCAGTCGCCAATCAAAGCCAGCCCCGGTGACGTGTTCCTCGACCCCAAGACCTATCAGCCGATCTCCAGCATTCCGGCTGCCGCACCCAAACCGACATCGGCAATGCAGGAATATGAGTTCGCCAAGTCTCAGGGCTATCAGGGCACGTTCCAGCAGTACGAAACCGACATGAAGCGGGCGGGTGCAACCAATATCGACCTGAACGCAAATCAAAGTGCGGCGGCTGCTTATGCGGACCGCATGGCGGCGGCTAATGCCGTGCTCAGTGATCCCAGGATTGAGGCCGCTCAGACGGACCTCGTTCAGCAGGGGATGGGGAGCATCCCGATTGCTGGCAACTACATGACCAGTGAAGAACGCAAGATGGCCGATCAGGCACAGCGCGACTTCATCAACGCTGTCCTTCGACGCGAGTCCGGCGCTGTGATCTCACCGTCTGAATTTGAGAACGCCCGCCAGCAGTACTTCCCGCAACCGGGCGACGAAAAGACTCCGGGCGTGATTGAGCAGAAGCGTCGTAACCGCGAACTGGCCATTGCTGGCGTGGCTCGTGCCGCAGGTTCCAACTACCAGCCGCCCCCGCAAATCGGCGGTGTCGTTGACTACACCACCTACTTTGGAGGGCAGTAATGCCCAACGTAAAGATGCCAGATGGCGTGGTCGTCGCTTTTCCAGACGACATGCCGCCCGAGCAGATCAAATCCATGATCGCCGCGAAGTTCCCTGATGTTGGCAAGCAGCAGGGGCAGCCCGCTGCTGAGCCGCAGGGTCCCGGTTTTATGGACTTCGCCTCCCAAGGGTTGTCTGGCGTCAATGAGGGCATTGCAAACACTCTCGGCTTCCCTGTCGAGGCCACAACGGCTCTGCTCAATCTTGGCAGCACTGGCATCAACAAGCTTACCGGCTCGCAACTCCCCATGATCGAGAAGCCGGTCGGCGGTGTGGATACCTTCCGCCAGATGCTGTCTCCGACTATTCGTGAGACGAGTTCCGACCCTGCTCTTCAGATGACACGCCGCGTCGGGCAAGAGGTTGGCGCATGGGCTTTGCCGGGCCTCGGGATAGCGGCAAAAACTGGCGCGCCAGCCGCTGCGATCGCAATGGATGCGCTCAGCGCCGTGACAAGTGGTACTGGCGCTGCAATCGCTCAGCAGGTTGCACCCAATAACCCGCTGGCCGAGTTCGCGGGGCAGATGATCGGCGGCATGGCCCCCGGCGCTGTTGCAGGCATCTTCACAGGCCGCCCGAGAGTTGGGACAGGCAACGTCGATGAACTGAGAACGGCGAAATCGGCGGCCTACAAGGCGGCTGACGACCTCGGGATTGCATACACTCCGCAAGCCTACGATGACATGCTCACTGACATTGCCACGGACCTCAAGGCGGCTAAGATCAACCCCAACCGCCACCAGGCCGCGTATTCGGTGATGGAGGATTTGGTTGCTCAGCGCGGCAGGCCCATGACGTTGACCGAGTTGGACCAGTGGCGGCAGATTATCCGCAGGGATCTGATTACGCCGTCTTACACCAATAAGGCTATGGCAGCGGACGCCGACTTTGGGCAGACGATGCTCGACAAGATCGATGACTTCATCAATTCGGCATCGGGCCAGCAAGTTATCTCCGGGGATGCCAGCAAGGCCGGACCCGCTATGCTTGCGGCTCGTGAACTGAACTCTCGCTACCGCAAGGCCGAGACGATAGCCGACGCGATTTACAAAGCGCAGATGCAGACGGCAGCAACGGGCAGCGGCGGCAACATCAACAACGCAATCCGTCAGCAGATTAAGAGCATCCTCATCAGCCCATCGCGGTCGAAGGGCTTTACACCCGCTGAGCGGCAACTGATGGAAGCTATCGTGAGGGGCGGTAAGGTGGAGAACCTGCTGCGTCTTGTCGGGAAGTTGTCGCCTTCCGGCAACGGTCTCATGGCCGCGCTCGGCATAGGTGGCACGGTAATGAACCCGACAATGGCCGCAGCGCCACTTGCTGGCATGGCTGCGAAGGGCATGGCGGATCGAGCGACGTTGTCCAAGGCGGCTCAGCTCCAAGAGCTTATCGCGGCTGGCCGCGTAACGCCGCTTCCGCGTCCACCTACGTTGTCGCCAAGTGTTCTCGCGGCACAGACCGCAAACCAAATGCAGCCAGTTGAAATTACGGTGCGAGGCGGGCGCTAACGCGCCTTCCCCGACCAGTTCCACAAAAGTCCGGCGACCCAGCCCATGAAGAACCCGCCAGCGGCGGGAGAAGCAAGGTTGTTCGGGATACCGGCCCATGCGGCCACAATGGCCAGCACCACGCCAGCAACGGCACCAATTAGTCCCCACAATAGCGGTTCGGCTGGCTTCATCGCCCCGAAACATAGTCACCACCCGGCTCGCTCGCAAGGCGGGCCGGATTTCTTTGAGGTAGCCCGTGTCCAAAGACGTAGCAAATCTAAAGGGCTTCACTCGTGAGCAGTTTGCCTCGCGGTTCCGATACGACCCGGGAACCGGCAACTTGTACCGGACTTTCAACGCTCGCTGGGGTCACTCCGAAGATCGCCTTGTTACCACCCGCACAGCCCACGGATACATCAAGGTTAGTTTTGACCGCGTTGCCTTCGTCGCCCATCGCGTGATTTGGCTGATGGTCTACGGAACCGTCCCTGACGAAATAGACCACATCAACGGCGACACTGCCGATAACAGGCTCGAAAACCTCAGGCCGTGCACTCATGCGGAGAACTCCCGGAACACTCGCCTGCGCAGCGACAACACATCCGGCATCAAGGGCGTGACGCTAGCCAAGAAAGCTGGCGACCCGTGGCTGGCGAAGATTAGGGCGGATGGACGAACAGTTCACCTTGGATACCACGCCACAAAAGAGCAGGCCGCAGCCGCCTATGCAGCCGCAGCTGCGGTCTATCACGGCGAATTTGCGAGGCTGTAATGAGCAACGCGGTTCTGGATACCCTAATCGCGGAGGCTGGCAGCGACCCTGAAGGGCTTCGCGCGGTTGCCTGGGTAATCCAGAACCGGGCCACGCAATGGGGCATGACGCCTGAACAGGTGGTCAAGCAAAAGGGCCAGTTCGAGGGCTATTCCAACCCCGGCCCGAAGTCGGTTGAGGCTCAGAAGTCCGCCAAGGTCCGCGCCAAGGCTGAAGCCGCATGGCAGGCCGTACAGGCCGGAACCGTCCCCGACCCGACCAACGGCGGAACCAGTTTCCGAGCGAGGGGCACTAAGCAGCCCGCTCCGAATGGCACGGTCGAGATCGGCGGTAACGTCTTTGCCTTGGGCTCAGGCGCGTCCAACAGCGCCCTGTCGGCCATTAATGCCGTAGCACCCACGCCAATGCCTTCCCGGCCCGTGGCGCTCACCTACGCGCAGAATACGGGCACTCCTGCCCCTGCTGCGCCAAGTGTTCCGGCTGTCCCGCCCAAAATGCGTCAAATGATAGAGAAAGACGCTTCATTTGGGGTTCTGCCGTTCTCGAAAACGTTCAACCCTAGCATTTACCCGCTCGAAGGGCAGGGGATTAACCTGTGGGCTCGTGACCGCAGTGGCAATGCTGATGCTTTGATTGCCGCTGCCAATGCACCACGGGCACCTGTCCCACGTGCCATGCCGCCCCAGATCAGCGCAGCGCGTGCACCCGCTCGCGGCGTCGGTACGTCCTACCTCGCTCCGGCGACCAAGGTCCAGACGTACAAGGTTGACGCCAACGGCAACCCAATTGTCGCGGGCACAAAATCCGCCCTACAAGCCGCGACAGAGGCCAAGGCCGCTCGCATTGCTTCCGGGGCAGAGAAGTTCACGCCGACCACCCTGCCCAAGGCGGCGATTGTAAGCTCGCCCAGCGGCGGATGGGTTCCGGCAGTCACGCAGGGAACGCAGGCGGCTGGTACGGTTCAACTCCCGGCTGGTGTTCGGCCCAAGGCCGTTGACGACGCATTCCGACAGATCGAGACAGCAAAGGCTGCGCCGCCCGTTGCACCTGTGCCACGCGCCAAACCGCTCTTTCCGGTCACAAGCAATCTCTACGCAGCGGCCCCCGCGCCTGTCCCGGCCCCGCTTCCGTCCGACCCGAGACTGCCAAAGGGCGACCCAGCCCTAGAGAACTTTCAGCGTGGTCAGGACATCGCCTCCGCCCTCTATCCCAAGCCCTCTACGCCTCCCGCTGTAGCCGCAATCAACGCAGCCACACTCCCCCGCCTGCCCATGCTGCCTACAGCAGCCATGTCAGCAGCGAGGCTCCCCACCGTTCCCGTTCGTACGGCACCAATCCCCGCAGCTCGCACACCGCTCACACAAACCCGCACCGTCAATCCCATGACGCAGATCGTCCCCGCCGTTCAGGCAAGAGCAGGGCAGGGCTTGCTCGGTCGTATCTTCAATATGGCGACGGCTGGCGTCGTGCCTCAGGCCAACCTCACACCTTCCGCGCCTGTCTCGCGCCCCGCTTGGCAAAACAACCCCAACGTCCAGCGTGACGATAAGTGGGCGGGCGTTCTCGACAACTTCGGCATGATCATCTGATCGGCCTCTGACCTCTCGACATCACCGAAACGAACAACCTCGCAAGGGGACGATAGACTATGGGAAATTCCGCGTGGGACTATACCGGCTCAGAGGCGTCCAGCTCGACTACGGGCGGCTGGAACACGGCTGAAGGGCAGGACCCGTCAACCGTCAATGACGGTATGCGCCAGCACAAGCAGAATGTTTACAACCTGCTTCGTGACTTCGGCGGCGGCACGACCACAACCGGCTCTGCGAACGCTCACGCCGTCACGCTCAACCAGGCTATCGCCACCACTATCCCGACCAACTTCATCTTCCGCGTGAAGTTTGGCTACACCAACACCAGCACGACCGTAAACCTCAACGTCAACTCGATTGGCAATAAGCGGATCAAGGTCAATTACGGCGGGCTGCTTGGGGACCCTTTGCCGGGTGATATTCGAGCCGGTGCCTATGGGACGCTGCTCTATGATGGCACGCAGTTTGTGCTTCTGGATGCGCAACAGCAGGGGCGTTATCCGCCGCTCTTCGGCGCTCAACCATCCGGCTACAGCATTGCCAACAATTCGAGCGATGCGACCAACGACATCGACTTCCCGGTTCAGTACTGGCGAGATTCGACAGACAGCGTGAACATCGATTGCGCTGCGATGACCAAGAGGCTGGACGCCGACTGGTCTGCCGGAACTGGCAACGGCATGCGCTACTCGGGCGCAGCTATCGCGAACACCACCTATCACCTCTACACGGCACTCTCTTCGACGGGCGCTCAGGACTATTACGCAGACCCAAGCGCCACCGCCTCGACGGCCCTCGGCCACCTTCAGGCGGAGACGGGGGGATCGGCATATCTCTACCTGCGGCGAATTGGGTCAATCGTTCGCACGGGTGGGGCGATCAAGGCTTTCATTCAGAGTAATGACTTGTTCCTCTGGAACAGCCCAGTGGAGGATATTCAGGCTACCAATCCGGGAGCTTCCGCCGTTACGCGGACCCTCACTCTTCCAACGGGAGTTATCTACACCGCCGTTGTGCAAGGCGGCATTTCCAACGGCACGAACGCCAGCAACCACGCACTGCTGTCCTCGCTCGCTCTAACGGACGTTGCCGCGTCGAACTCAGTTTACAACGTTCACATTGCTTCGCTGACAGCCTATAGGTCGTTCCAAACCGTGTTTGTGCCGACCAATACTTCAGCCCAAATCCGCAGCCGTTTGTCGGTGAGCGGAGCGAGCGACGTGCTCTTCATAAACACCGTTGGATGGATAGACAGCCGGTAATATCGAATTGACGGGGCACCAAGACCCTCAGTATTGTCCAGCGTTTATTGCTGGATTGAACTTTCATGCTCTTATTGGATCGGTTGGAGCGCTGGCTATATGAGTCCGGCAGGCCGCAGTTTCTCGGCACGGTTGTCTTCCTTATCATGTTCCGAGCGGGTTTTTGGTACATCCCGAACATTGACGTTTCTCTTGCGCTGGCGCAGGACCCCTTCACCAATCCGCTTGGTCCTCCCGAGCAGCACTACCTGTTCTTCAACTGGCTGAGTGCCTTTCTTGCATGGAAGGCCGGGGCGCTGACGCTGCCATCCTATATCTTGCTCCATGCGGCGTTCTCGGTCGCGTTCTTAGTGACGATGCTAGTCGCGATATGGACGTCTCTTTCGGAGCGTGACGCACGAACAGCAACCATCGTCCTGTTTGTTCTCCCGGTCTCTGGGACGGCATTGTACTGGATAGGCCCTGACGGTCTGACGCTATTGCTGATTGCGCTTGCAATCTTGTTACGGCGGTGGCCGGCAGTCTTGTGCATCATTGGGGTTGGCCTGGGACTCCAGCAGTTCGAGCAGTCGGCAATCGCGTTTGGAGTGCTATTCTTAAGCAGCATCCTTTCACGAGGAAGTCTGCCGTGGTGGAAGTTTGCAGTAAGCACACTTGCCGGGGTCTTACTCGGCAAACTCCTGCTGCAATATCTAATCGCAAGCTACGCAATCCCGATTGCGTCGGATCGAGCATCCTTGATGCTCAAGCTGGTCCCGATATTCGCCTATGCGTTTGCAACACACTGGCACATCATTCTGTGGGGGACGCTTGGGGCTGGCTGGCTGTTCGTACTCAGACTTCTAGATTTCAAGGAGTTGCGGCTTCCGTTTATTGTGGCGTTGGTTCCATTGCTTCTTCTGATGGGGACGGTCGGAGATCAGACGCGCGTGTTCGCCGTGTGTTCGCTGCCGTTGCTGGCGTGTTGGTGGATGCTCAACCCAGGTTTTCTGGCGGCAATCAATGGGCGTTCGGTGGCATTAGTTGGCGGGGTTGGTGCCATTCTTCCGTACCCTTGGGTGTACGCCTCTAATCTACAGCCTTCGCTGGTCCCGTTCGATATCGTGTATCTGATGTCTCGGTTCTTAGGGTGGCCTGTCATAGACCGCCCGCTCGCATTCTGGCCCTTCGTGTAGGCCGGGCTCTTCCTCTCGGAGAAAAATCGATGCCATACGTCCAACGTGACGGCAGCAATGCCGTCTGCGGTGTCTATGCACAACGGCAGGAAGGCTATGCCGAAGAATGGCTAGAGCCGGATGATCCCGAAGTCGTGGCCTACCTCAATCCGCCTGCACCCACGCCTGAGCCGCACCTGAACAACGGCGGGCTTGCCCGGTTCTCTGGGGCGGCTCCGGTAGAAGTCCATGAGAACATTCGGCTTGGCATTGTGACGCGCATTGCCAAGGGCAGGTGGCGGGCGGGTCTCAGCGAAGCGATACCATCAGGGTTCTCCGCGATCCCGTCCTATGTGGACGCCAATCCTCGTTGGGTGTGGGTCTCGGCAATAAGCCCCACCTACGTCGAAATCCGCGCAAGGGACCCGGCCACCAACCTTGCAGCGGACTGCCAGCAAATCGTGGTCAAGATTGAAAGAGTTGTCTCAGAATGAGCGAGGAAACCAATATGTCATACCGCCTACTTTATCTTCTTGATGGTGAGCCGGGTATGCCGGTCATCGGATCGATCCCAAATAACAGCGACCTAGGTCCCGTCATTGCGACGACCGTTGGCGAGGGCAATCCGTGGTATGTATGGGCTGACCCCAACTTGCCGTCCGACATCCTCACCGCTGACGAAATCGGAGCAAACTTCAACAGCGCCCCGCTTGCGTCATCCGACTATCAGGCTAACCGCACGGCGGCGACGGCTATGCTGGCGGACCCTCCCCTTCCCGGCGAGGGCGGTGTTGTTTGGAAGGTTGCCTAAGCGTACTGCCAGCGCTTGCCTTTGTAGATGTTGTGAATCGACCATCTGCTGACGTTGAACCTTCTGGCAAGCGCTGCGCACCCCTCGGTTGGGTAATTCTCTCTGATGTATCGAGCCTGATCCTCAGTCAGTTTGGCGGCTGGCTTCCTACGGCCAGTCAATCGAGTGCCGTGGCCGATCTGGTCCGCAGTGTTCTCCTTGGGGGACTTCCATCCGAGATGATTAGGATTGACGCACCCCAAGTGCCCATTGCCGCAACTGTGCGCGGCATGGCCATCCTTGGTAGGGGCAGGGCCGTGAACTAGTGTGCAGACAGCGCGGTGAGCACCCTGCGGAAGACCAGAGATGCGCACAGCACCATAGCCGCTCTGGTTTCGACTGAACGGCCAGATAATGCACTCCGTGTCGGTGCGCATGAGGATCGAATAAAGGAAGTCACGCGCCGGGTGCGGCTTCTCGTGTAACGGGTCGCCGTACAGCTTCATGCGCTGATAGTGTATGCTGCAATAACCCCAGCCTGCGCAGGGTTTGCCGCAGTCAGGGATTTTGCATATACGCTTAGGTCTAGCCATCTTTCGATCCTTCCGTGATCGGGGCTGGTCAGGACCCGCCTTGAGCGTTGCAACCGCTCGGCGGGTTCGCTTTTTGTACTCCCTCGTGGAATCCCGTTCAAGAGTCGTCCCGGACGTTCCACCTCTCAACCAACACAAGGAAATCACCGGATATGCCAACCCGCGTTATTCCAGCGGGATGGATGCCTGCTGCAAATATGTCCCGGATCATAGGACATTGGACAGCGGGGCATTACGTCCCGACTGACTTCGACAAATCCCACTATCACGTCCTGATCGATGGGCAGGGGAAGGCAGTGCGGGGAACGCCCTCGATTGCCCTGAACGCTCACCCTAAGGCTCAACCGGGGTACGCAGCTCACACGCTCAACTGCAACACCGGCTCGATTGGCGTTTCCATCTGCGCAATGGCCGGAGCTGTCGAGGCTCCGTTTCAGGCGGGGAAGGCACCGATCACGACCGCTCAGTGGTCCGCCTTTGTCCTCGCCATTGCCGATCTCTGCGAGCGCTACAAGCTCCCGGTGACGCCGAAGACCGTTCTGACCCATGCCGAAGTGCAAGCCAATCTCGGCATCAAACAGCGCAACAAATGGGACATCGCCATCCTCCCATTCGACCGCAAGTGCAACACGGCCAAGAAGGTCGGTGACCGTCTCCGCGCGGAAGTCTCAGCGGCCCTCTCACGATAACTCAACCCGAAAGGAAAGACTATGAACTGGAATGATATTCAGCAGGTTGTCCGCATCCTCGCTTACGGCGCTGCGGGCTGGCTTGGTGCCAAAGGTGGCCTTGACCCGGCCAACATCGAAACCCTCGGCGGCGCGATCCTCGGCCTCGTGTCGGTCGCATGGTGGTTCTTCTGGAACCGTAAGGCCGTCGCCAAGTCGTGAACACTGCAACAGCCATAGCCCTGTTCAAGCTGGTCGTGTCTCTCATGGCCTTCTTTCAAGAGCAGGGCTGGTACCAGAAGGGAAGGGCAGCGGCCTATGCCGAAATGGACGAAGAACAGCGCAAGCGTGTTGCACTGGCTGAAGCCGCTCGGGCTGACGCTGATGCTCTCAACGACGCTGGCGGGCTGCGCAACGATGATGGGCACGCGCGCGACTGATACCTCGTGCAAGGCGTTCGTGCCCATCTCCTGGTCGAAGAAAGACACGGACCAGACCATCAAGGAAGTGAAGTCGCATAATGCGGCCTATAAGGCTCTGTGCGGCGCACAATCTCATTAGCGTCCTTTCGAGCGGACCGAAGCGAGACGGCCATCCCGCCCCGGTCCTAAGCCAACCCCTGCCATTACAGGAGCCGACCTAGTGCCTACTTTGACGCTTTGTGATTTCCGGGGGGTTAAGCAGTGACCCTCGACACGACAATCAATCTCCCTACCCTCGTTACCCTAGGCCTCGCAATCGTTGCCGCGATTGTTTGGCTTATCCGCCTAGAGGGCAGGGTGGACCGCAACACCCAATCGACCAAGGATGTTGAGACAACGCTGGACGCCCTCAAGGCGCTCGTGACGCTCCATAAGGAGCAGTTCCACGAGTACCAGCTCCAGGTCGCCCGCGACTACACGACCCATAACGTGGTGGCTGAAATCAAGCGCGACATCATCACGGAAATCGGGCGCATGGAGCAGCGCGTCGAAACCCAAATCAGCCGACTTGTGGAGGCGCAGAAGTGACGCAGAAAATTGTTCGGCCTATTCTGTTCGGAGTGCTCGGGGCGCTTGCTATAATCGCCTTTGCCTATGGCATTCTGGCTATGACGGTTCCGGCTCGTGGTGCGGCAGCGTGCAAGGGTTCTATCGTCTCAGTGTCGTACTACGGCAAGGAAACCTGCCGTCCTGGTAAGAAGTGCCAGACAGCGGACGGAACCCCCTTCGACGGCACTCAGATGCTCGTGGCGCACCGTTCCTTACCCTTCGGCACCAAGGTTCGGTTCACGCACAAGAGCAAGTCCGTGACGCTGCCAGTGCGCGACCGTGGTCCGTTCATTGCTGGCCGGTCATATGACTTGAGCGAGGCCGCAGCTCGACGCCTGGGCTTCATCCGTGCCGGCGTCGTCAAGCTCTGCGCAGAAGTCCTCTAATGCCCTCCGGCCCTCCCCTTCGTGGCGATGCATTGACGGTAAGGCTTGTGCTGCTTGCTCTGATATTCGGGGGAGGGGCGGTGTTCGCTGGGATGGTGGCCACTGCAGCAATAGCTGAACTTGTAAGGGCGATTATTGGGGCTGTTGCTGGGGTGTAGGCGTTACTGGGGCGTTACAGAGGATGAACGGCGCATCTCCAGCTCGGGCTGCGCATCACCGTCGAGCCAGACACGAACAGCGACCACCGGCGGCTCTCCTTGCGAAAGCGGCGACCACAGACCATAGTCGCGCTGAGCTTCAACGATGAAGCCGTGGCGTTCCTTGCCGTCCTTCAGCACTGTCACTCGGTCTCGCGCGTCCATGTCAGTCTCCATTCGATTTCAGCATTCGTCCGAACCGGCGTTCTCAACCTCGAACGAACCCACAGTCTCATCCCTCCGTACACTCTGCGAAAGGTTTAGAGGTGATGTCGCTGATGAGTATTTTACTCCGGTAGATGTATTGAGAGAGTGGCTTGTTGAGGTAGGCAGACCTTTGTGGGCTGATGCTCTGGCGAAGAGGGGCGATGACGATATGGTGACGGTGGCTTTCAGTTCTTGAGGGCAGCGTCGATCATGGCGCGGTACACAGTGGCGATGTCGCGGTTAGAGATGCGGAATACACCATTCTCCACGGCTCCCGTGTCGTTACCAGCCTCGCACATCATCTCTGTCGGCTCCCGCATTGCCTCGACTGCGGCACGGGCCAATGCGGCATAGTCCAAGCCGGACGCTGGGTAGTCGTCAAAGCCGCCAGTCTGGTCCTTCGCTTTCGCAATGAGCGCAGCTTCAACCCTCTCAACCATGTCCATTCTCTCATCTCCAATACATCCCACCGGGAGGGGGTTAAGCTGGGTCTACCGCCGCGCCGATGGACTGGTACAGGTTCCAGAGCGTCGTATGTGCCTCGTCGCAAGCCTTCGACCACTCCGGGCGCTCTTTCGCCTGCGGGTGTTCGCTGACATAGCTCAGCAGCTCCATGACCAGATATGTCCGGTCTAGGCACTCATGTGTGCCGAAGTCGTATGCCTTGGCATGTGGCATTTGCATCTCGTGTTCACTCATCCAATCTTCTCCATGTATCGCACCGCGAAGGGTGGGTTATGCCTTGGCTTCTGATTGCAGAGCTAGTTTGCGCTTTTTCAGCAGAGATTGCTGGACACCTTCCCCGCGTTTGAAGGCACCCACGATTTGAGCCGTGAGCCGGTCGCTTGGCCGGGAAAGGTCAGCCCGCCACTTGTAGGCTGTTCCGCGCTCCCATTGGCCCTTGTGCCGTCGCATGTTCTCGGCCTCAGCTTCGGTGCCGTCGAACTCAAACTCCCCATAACCAGAGACCCAAATCCTCCAGACCTCGATCATTCCAACGCCGCCCTAGCCGCGTCGGCTATGTCTGTGGCTAGATGGTCATAATCGCGGTGCTTGATCGCGTCGGGCTCGGTGTTGGCGAGGATGGTTTGCAGGGCCTCCCGCATCCGCTCGACCTGAGCGCGAAGCGCGTAATTCTCAAGCGCGAAGCGCTCGGTGTCCGTGCTCTTGAGCGCCAGCATCAGCTTGTCGGCGTCGGCCTTAGTGGCGGGCAGCAAGTTGATGATGTCGGCTTTTCCGATGGCATCGGTCATTGCCATTCCTCCAGCGTGGAGATGCCTTCATCCGTGAGGATGTACATCCACTGTCCATAGCTCCACGACTTGCGAACTAGGCCGCTGCGAACGAGCGGGCTAAGGATGGCGCTTTCACTCCGGTTCTCAGCGAAGTGGAAGCCGATTGGCTTGCGGCCCAGCTTGCCGAGTACCCGCCACTGATTCTTGGTGAGGCTGGTCATGCGTCACCCTCGGGCGCGACGGGATCGAATCCTGCGTGCGCCGCCGCGTGCCGCGCTTCTTCGGCCTTTTTCTCGTTGTTATAGAACAGCGCCTCGGCGTACCGAGCTATGCGGTCCCACGCCTCTGGCGAAAGGTCGGCGTTAACTGGGTCGCGGCAGAGCTTGATGATCTGCCCTATGGCTTCAACTTCACGGTCCATCTCATCTGCCATTCTGCTTTTCTCCTATCGTGAACAGTTGGTGAACCTGCTGTGCCTAAAACGTACCACTGTTCGCGGCATGTTCACGCACACCGAGCGCAGCAAGGCGCAATAATCCAGAGCAGGAACGAACCGTGACACGGGGCCTAAAACCCTTTGCATCCACGGCAGTTCGCGGCTATCAGGGCCGCGTTGGAGAGGTGGCCGAGTGGTCGAAGGCACGCCCCTGCTAATGGTGTAGATGATAACCGATTTGGCGTTTTGCATCAACGCTTTGACCTCTTGTTCACAGGGGGCTGTGACTCAAAGTTGCCAAATACCCGCGTGACGGCCTCGGTCGTGTCAGCCGGTTGAGCGTACACGTCGAGCACCATTCTGACGCTCTTCCAGCCTCCCGCCTTCGCCACCGTCACCGGGTCAATGCCAGCGTGCATCATCGCCGTAGCGAACAGCCTGCGGCCTGCATTGTGCGGTGAGATGTGCGGGATGCCCGCCCGCTTCTCAGCAGTCACCCACGGCCTCTGTGGCCCGCTACGGTGCGGGTAGCCAAAGACGCGCCCCTCCCGCTTCCCCGGCAGGTTTGCGAGCGTAGTACGCAGCGGTCCCGGCAGGACCGCTGTTCGGGGTTCCCCATTCTTCGTCTTGCGCAGATAGGCCGTGCCGTTCTGCAAATCCACGTCGCGCCATTCCAGGTTCACGGCCTCGGTAATGCGCGCGCCCGTCATCGCCATGAACTGCGCAAAAGCGGCGAGCTGTGGCTTCGCAGCGGCCATGAACCGGCGCAGCCATTCCTCGCTTGCGACCGTGCGCTTGGGCGTCGGAACAAAGAAGCGTTCTACTCGGATTGGTGAGCAGTAGCCGCGCTTTGCCGCGTGATTGATGATGGCCTGAACTGGTGAAATCACCTGTCTATTCCTTGTCGCCGGACCCGCTTTCGGGTAGAGTTCTCGGGCTAAGTCCTGAACGTTTCCGGGCTTGATGTCTTTGACGAGCTTGTGTTCCCACTTCTGGAAAATCGGGGTCAGGTAGCGCTCTGATTTTCCGGCGTCGAGGTAGATGCCGGTAGCTGCGCCGAACGTGATGACGGCTTCGTCACCGAACTCTGCCCGCCGCCGTTCCTCCGCCTCCCGCCGCGTTGCGTAAGTTTCGGCGTGTCCTTTATCAGTCTCGCGCGTGCTTTCTCGGATGCGCCGGCCAGCGACTTTGCCGTCAACCCACCAGATCGCGCCCCTTTGGTAGAGCCTGAGCCGTGCCATAGTTCGTCCAAAGCCTCGATGTCGGATTCAGTGAAGTAGAGGCTCCTGCCAGCCTTCCCGCACAGCTTCTTAGCTTTGGCGGTTTCGCTCAAGTAGCGCTTGGAAACGCCGAAATGTTCAGCGACTTCCGAGACTGTGAATTTGACGAGCGGCACCATCTATCCCACCCACCCCATAGCCTTCGAAAGCCAATATCCGGCAGCGAAGATCAGGACGATTACGGCTCCAAGCGCGAACCTGCCCAGCGGGTGACGGAGCATTCTGCCTATGGTGCGGGAGAGGGGGGTCATGGCTGGAAACCGGGGAAGTCACACCACGCATACGGCCCCCAATGCGAGGACGGCTTGTTAGCCCAGTGGTTCTCGTTCCAGAACGTGTGGCCTGTGGTGAATGTTGGTCCGCCCGCGTCATTGTCACTGTAGAGGTCTTTCCAGATCACGCAAATCTTGCGGTCCTTGGGCATCGCGGAAAGGTCGGTGTTCCAGCTAAGCTCCTCCCTTTCCCTTACCAGGGAGGCGAGGGCGGCCTCTATCGCGGAAAGCGTCCGTTGAGCAGCGCCGTCCGGCGTGTCGTGATTGCGCCCCTCCTTGCCTTCGGCGTAGGCGAGGTTCCAATACTCAGCGATGAGTTCGAGCAGCGCCTTCGTATCTACTTCTGCTTCTGTAGCGTTCATGGGGTGCTCCGAAGGGCTTCACGGGCGCGGCCTCCGCGATCATCGGCCAGTAGATCGACTTCAGCCTCTGTCTTGCTGGGATTGTCGCCGTCCGGGCAGCAGTCGTTGTCATAGTCATAGCGAACTTCGAGCGCGTAGTAAGTCAGCGCATCTTTCAGCCTGTCTATCTCAGCTAGGGCGGCGTCGTACTTGTCCAGGATGTCGAGGATAGCGGTGGGATGTGCTTCGAACCGGAAAGCGCGCATCTCGTCCGAAATCGAGCTGTAAGGCCGCGCCTTCTCCGCCAGTTCTCTGAGAGCAGGGTAGGATGTCATGGGGTGCCGAGCAGCGGAGTAATCCACTCGCCGTCCTTCAGGTAGCCGTACTGAGCTTCGGAGTAGATGCGCGGTCCGTAGTGATCGAGCCCTTCGGTGAGCATGTAATCGATCGGCTCGCTGTTCTCAGTGTTCTCAGCCTTCCAACGGAGCACTCGCTTGCCATCAACGCCGTCATTCGACGCGACCGGAGCTTCTGTCACGCGGGCGCGAATGTTGGCGCCGTACTCGCATTCAAAGAACACGTCCCCGACCTTCATTTGTGCGAGCTTGTCGAAGTCAGCCATTGCAATCTCCTATGAGTAGAATATAGTTCGTCAGGCGCTGATTTGCGAGGGTTTGTTGAGGTTTTCACCGCCATTCCCAATGGCAGTTCGGCACGATTTCACCGCGCCAGAGGTAGGGGGCGCAGACTTCGTAAGCCACAAGCGGCGGCGGATCAGGTTCAACGGAAGGCTCAGGTTCAACTTCCACCACTGCGCCCGTCACCACTTCCTCGCTACTAGAGGACAGTTCCACAGCCGAAGGCGGAGCAACATACAGCGCAGCAGCTTGTGGTGCGGGAGACGTGCCAAGGATAGCGTTCTGGTAGTTCTCGATTGTCTCCTTGTCACACGCCGGAAGCGCTCCCATTAGTACAACGGCAATGAGCAAGAGAGGGACGATACGGACGGGGTTCATTGTGATTTCCTCTTGAGGGGCCGGGTGGCCGTGTGTTGCTTGGGAGCTTTCGGGAAGCCTTGGCCGCGAAGGCGCGACGGTTGCCGAATGCCTAGATGTTTCGCTCTGACGCGGGCGGTCTTTGACTTCTCCGCTACGTCCTCGCGGGTCTTTTCTCGGTGCTTGTCGCGTAGGGCAGGGAACAGGTTGGACTCCCTGTGCTCGCCCCCGTTGATGAGGGCGATCTTATGATCCAGGTCCCACAAGTCTCCGGGCCTGATCTTGCGGCCACTGATCCAGCACTTGCCTTCCTCGCGCTCGAAAATGCGCAGGCGCACACGCGGCGGGACCTTGGCGTCCGGTGTCTTTCCGATCCATTCGGGGACAGACCTACTCATCGCTTCTCCAGACGGACACGCTGCCCTTGTTGAAGCGGGCGAAGTAGTATTTGCCGTCCACTCGCAGGCCCATGTCTTTGAGCCTGTCGGTGCCGTCCGCTGAACGGTGCCCAGCTTCGTAGGACATGGCACGCTCTGCGGCTTTGACCATGCCGGGCAAGTCGTCGGTGCCGTGCAGGATGACTCTCATAGAACCGCCCATGCGTTGTATTCCGCGCGTATCTTGCGGAAGCGCTCAGCGGCTACGGGGTGAGTATTCAGCTCAGTGCGGGAGTTGATGCCGCAGTTTGCACGTAGCCAGTCCGCAGCCTCGATAGAGGTCGGACGGTGGTCCCAGCCCTCGCTCTGCTCCAATATGAACTGCTGGAACGTGGGCGTGTTACAAAGCATCCCGGCAACCTGGGACAGAGGCCGTGGCGGCTTGTGCTCGTCGTCCGCATCATCGTTCGCGTGCTCGATGTGTGCTGGCGCTTCCTCTGCCTTCGCAGCGAGGTTTAGACGGGCCACAGCGACCCAAACTTCATTGCCGGGCACCGGAGCCCCAAGAAGGCGCACCACGTCCGTAAGAGCCTCTATGGGCATTTCCAGCACCACTTGGCATACCGAGCGCGTCTTGACCGTCTTGAGGTCCGCGTAGGTCGCTTGCAGTAGATCCGTCACCGGACTATCGGCGGGGGCTTATTAGGCCACCCGCCGCCCTGTCGTTGGGAACTCAGAATTCGGGGGCGTTGCTGGTCGAGCGCGTAGCGGCTGGCGCGTCATTGCCGCCGGGGCCGCCGTCCAGCATCACGAGACTGGCGTTGAAGCCTTGCAGCACAACCTCAGTGGAGTACTTGTCGGCTCCGCTCTGGTCCTGCCACTTGCGCGTTTGAAGCTGGCCCTCCAGGTAAACCTTGGAACCCTTCTTCAGGTACTGCTCAGCGACCTTGCAGAGCCCTTCGCTGAAGATGACGACGCGGTGCCATTCGGTCTTCTCTTTGCGCTCGCCAGTGTTCTTGTCCCGCCAGTTCTCAGAGGTGGCGACGGATAGGTTGACGACCTTGTTGCCGTTGCCGAGGGTGCGAACCTCCGGCGCTTGGCCGAGATTGCCCACCAGAATAACCTTGTTCACACTGCTCAATTGACTATCTCCTGTAGCTTGTCGAGGCTGGTTTGCGGCGATGTTCCGACCGTCGCGTTTAGGGTAGCGAGGCGCGCGTCCTTTTCAGCGGTAAGGTCCAACTTCCACTGGACGTTGACCTGATCCCACGGGATTTCGTCCCATGCCTCTTTGAGGGCTTGCTTGCTTGGCGCATCCCGCAAGGCGAAGCGGTGCTTGAACAGCATTTCGTCAATCGAAGTGTCCAACACGTTGGCCTTGGACTTGTCGTAGAGCGCCAGCCCAAAGGGCATGCCGAACGTCATCAGCGCGCGCTTCATGGCGTCCGTCTCAGCTTCCTTGACGGCGCTCTCGATTGCGTCACCAAGGGCCTCTGGCTTGCCCATGCCGGAGCCAAAGCCGGTGCCTTCGCGGGTCACGCCGCCCGCCGTCACGCGCACCTTGGCGACGAAGCCGACGCGCCACTGCTGATAGTCACCGTTCTGGCCCTTCAGGGTCAGCAGCTCGCGGTTGGTCTCAAGCATGGAGACCGTTTCCCGCGTCCAGCCGTCAAAGCCGAAGATGCGGTTGGCCTCTGCAATGACGTGCCAGCCCTCCACGTACTCGCCATACTTGCCGGGGGCGGGTGGCTTGACGTTCTTCTTGTCGAGCGGCTTGCCAAGCTCAATCTTGGCCTCTGCGCTGAAGCTCATGCGACCTCTCCAAAGGCGACCATCATCTTGCGGTGAATGTTTCGGACGCGGGACACGTCCTCAGAGCAGTAAGCGCCTATGGCCTCGCGCTCCCCGGCGTCCCATAGGCGTTGAATGTCGCTGCCGTTGATGTTGCCTTTGCCCGGAAGCTTCAGCGCGCGGCACAGCCCATCCAGGCTGATGTAGTCGCGTGTCCCTCCCCACATCGTCATGGTGTCGTGGACGTTCTCAGCCCACGGCTTAGGATCGCGCGGAAGCCATGCCGGGAGGCGAACGCCCAGCACAATCGCCCGCTGCCAGAGGTAGCGAATGTCGAAGTTGGCAACGTTGTGCCCGACGATCACGGGCCTGTAGTGGTTCTTGGGCTTGGCCTCTTGGATTTGATCGAATGTCGCTTCCAGAAGATCGGCCTCCATGCTGTCAACGGCCACGCGGATGTCATCGTCATTCCACGCCCAGCCAATGCACACGATCTGGCCTAGAGCGCCGTTCAAGGCCGTCTTGGAAAACGCCTCTGTGACGAGTTGAGGCTTGGTATTTGCCTCCCACTCTGCTATGGTTTCTGGCTTCTTGATGTTGCCCGGCGGCGTGATGGAAGCCTCGATTTCCCGGAGCATGTCCGGGTCTTTCGTGCCCACCGTTTCAATGTCGAGATAGAGATATTCAGGCATCGCCAAGCGCCTTCCGCATGTCGGCAATGGACTCCTCGATCAGCTTCATGCGCCGTTCGCGGACATCGGCATTGATGGGGAAGGCTGGCACTGAGTTATAGGCAAGCACCCTCCTCCAAAGCCCATAGGCCGCTAGCTCGATGTCGGTAAGACGCTGGTAGCTTTCGGTCTCACCTGGAGCTGGTACAGCAACCAAAGCCAGTCCCGAGCCGGTGAAGTCAGAATGTGCAAGGTGGTTCACTTGCTTGTCTCCGTGTTGAAAGCTAAGGCCATGAGCAAGATCGCCAGTAGATAAGATCGACGTTCTGCTCTTGCGGCCTGTAGGTCGGATGGATGGGGGGTCATGGCAGAGGCGTCCCGTCAGACGTGAACTCGCGCAACTGTTCGCCAGCGAACTGCCCGACAATGCCGTGAGGCAAGTCGAACTCGCGCTTCCCGGCTTTGTATGCGTCGTAGATCTCCGCAATCATCGCAGGCTTCGCGTCGGGATAGCCGTACTCGATGAGCGACTTGGAAATCGCGTTGATGAGGCGCTGACGAATGCTCATATCACCCTCGCCATAATCAACAGCCACACACAGGCCAGTCCTAGGGCGTAGAGGATGCACATTGTTATGAGGTCGGTGCGGTCAGACATTGGAGGGCCTATGAAGCTTGCGGGCGCGGATCGCCTCTCGTTGCATCGCCATCATGTCGAGCCACCAACGCGGTTCCGCTACGGACCATTCGGTGTCGCGGTCGATTGCCTCAGTGCGGTTGATGATTTCCTCGCATAGAGCCAGGAACTCACGGCGCTTTGCCTCGTGGTTGTTTGCCATTATGCGGCCTCTGTGATAGAGTTGAAACGTGGTTCTGATTTGCCGTGAAACGCCGCCAGATGATGCAGCTTGATCGATTGCAGGGCGGCGATGCGACGGGCTCGGGCGTAGTCGGCTTCAACCTCTGCGCTGTCCATCAAATGCCCGTATTCGGAAGGCATGGAACGGCAGTCACGGATGATCTCGCGCTGTTCCTGTTCGTACTTCCGCCACTTGAGTACGTCCGCCCATAGCTTGGTGTTGGACATGGTTAGGCGTCCGGGTCCTGAGTGCGGAGTTCGACAGCGCCGATGCCGAGCGCGAGGATCATCAGATCCAGCTTGGTTTCATCGAGCATGCTGATCAGAAGGCGTTCGCTGCCTCGAATGTCGTTGAGGCGTTCGATGATCGCATCGCACTTGGCGGTCTTGCGGTCCGTGGTTGCTTTGTTTGCCATTTCAGTTCCCCATCCCCCTCGCCCCAATGGCTCGGGTATCGTGTGGTTAGTCGTCAGAGCCGCATCAGCCGCTTGGCGACCCAAAGCTCGGGATTGTTGAGGGCGGTCCACGTCCACGGGTCCGCGAAGGCCCACACGCCGATGAGGGCTGCGATGAAGGCGACGAGCACAAGGAAGCCGCCGCCAATCTTGTGGCCGATATAGTCGTCGGAGTTGCTCCGCTCACCACCAGCGGCAAAGAGCTTCCGAGCGAGCCAGACGGCACCGCCTGCGACCACGAGTGCGATCACGCCACTCGAAAGCGTTGACATGGCGCTGATACGCGCCCCGGCGATTACAGCCTCGGCACCCGGCCCGGAGAGCTTGTCGGCCAGTTCCACGATCTTCCCAGCCAGAAGATCGATGTTGTCTGTATCGGCCATTCGCCCTTCTCCATCTGCGCATCAGCGCGTTGTTGGTACGGAGCATGTAAGCACAGCTTGCAGGAGGTTGCAAGCGCTGTTTACGTAAAAAGCGCGCATGGCTTGCAAAAAGGTGGAAAAAGCAAGGGCCGCAGTCAAGCCCGCGACCCTTAAACCCCGTTCGATTCTAGGCTTTTTGCTACCCCATCCCGCCCATAACGATAACGTGTACGCTGAGCACGTCATCGTTGGGGAAGGTGAGCTGCTTATCCGGGTTGAGCTGGGTTAAGACCAGCTCCTTAGTATTTCGACGCACGTATCTCTTAATGTAACCCCACGGCGGCTCGTGCTCGGAAGTCCTGACCTGCACGACGACGAAATCACCCGCCCTTGGGTGCCTACTCGGATCGACAAAGACAACCTCACCGTCAAAGTACCGAGGCTCCATGCTTATCCCAGAAACACGTACGCCATAAGCGTCCGCAATCTCCGCAACTTGGGGAGGCGCGAACGCGCGGAAAAGCACGTCCCCGTTCATTAGAAATTCCCCATCCTCACCGGCTACGGCTTGACCGTAAACCGGCAGTTCTCGCCAACCGCCACCATTTCTAGGCCCTATTGACGCGTTCGGGCGGTGCCCCTGGCTGGCCGACATTCCACTGTCTGCCGATGCACCGCTTTGCGCAAGATCAAGCGTCCCAAGCACGCGTGGCGGGTTACCCCTTCCGCTCTCTAGCCAATCCAGCGATGCGTCAAACTCTTGCGAAATGCGACGGATGTTGTCGCGGGCAATTTCTCCACCAACCTCCCAATTAGCGAGAGCCCCGCGCGATACGTCTATGCGCTTCGCTAGCTCCGCCTGTGTGAGGCCCGAGGCGACCCGCAGTTTCTTCAGCCGATCTGCGAATGTTTTCATTGGCTTGCACTATGCCAAATCTCAAGCTTGCAAGCGCAGTCGATTTTGCTTGCACGCAAGGCAGCCTTGCAGTAAGCAGTGCTTGCAATGGCAAGCCAGACAATCCTTGAACAGTTGAAAATCGCCGGTTGGGGACCCTCGCGCATCGCGGCGGCTCTCAACATCAGTTCACAAGCCGTCTCGCAATGGGACGAAGTGCCCGCCAAGCGAGCCCCAGCGCTGGAAAGGCTGACGGGCATCCCGGCTCACAAGCTGTGCCCTTCGTACTTCCCGAAGCCGCAGACGGGGAGGGCGGCATGAGCGAGCCGACCCCCGCCGACATTGACGAAGCCATCGACAGCATCCTCCGCGCGGTCGGGTCGTCGCCTATCAAGCACTACATGCCTCTGTCACAGGAACGCGCCCGCAAGGCCATGCGCGACCTGCTGGCGAAGAATATCCGCAATGCCACGGTCATCCCCATCGTCGGGAAGATCGGCCAATGACGCTCTCGCTCAATAAGCTGTTCGTCATCGTGTTCTGCCTCGGGCTGCTGTTCGGCTACGCGATGCCAGACCTTTGCGCGTGGGCAGGTGGGCAATGAAGGCGAAGCCCATCCCCGCCGATATCGGCCAGTACGTCTCCTATGACCCGGAGACCGGACTGCTGTGGTGGCTGACTGGCAAGCGCAAGGGGCACGTTGCAGGCTTCATCAAGCAGTCTGGTTACGTGTTCATCAAGTTCCGCAAGCAGACCTACCAAGCTCACCGAGTAGCCTTCTTTCTTCATGAAGGCTACTGCCCGCCAATACTGGATCACGCCGACAGCGACCGCGCGAACAACCGCTGGTCCAACCTGCGGCCCGCTACTACGGCTCAGAACAACTACAACCGTAAGAAGATTGTAGGCGACCTGCCCAAAGGTGTCTGGCGGACCCAGCAGGGCCGGTACGCGGCAAGAATACGTTGCCAGCGAAACACCTACTACCTCGGGTGCTTCGACACGCCAGACGCAGCGCATGAGGCATACGCCATTGCCGCTCGCCAGCATCATGGCGAGTTCGGGAGGGCAGCGTGACCCTCATTCCAAATGAGCACCAAATGGGAACCGTCGCGGCGGAGGGGCGTCCGCTGTTGGGGGCGATGCGACGGCTCGCACTTGGCGCTCGTGATGAGTGTCAGGACTGGCCGCTTCGCAGCGGGCAGGGCTCTTTGACGTATTGCCTCAATAGCAGGCTGGTGAGGGTCGCCACCCTTGCCAGCCACCAATTCAGTTCGCGCGGGGCCTCCAAGGCGCGCGATAGGCGACAGGCTTTCGGCTTCCCCTCCCTGGCTAGGGAGCCTGTCGCCACCCAATTCAAATTCATGCACGGCGTCATGGCCCCGTGCAGCCAATTCCGCGTTCCTCACAACACGCTCCGCCAAGACCGATATGTGGGTGAACGCCATAACCTAGAACGCCTTTCGTCAGTGGTTGGTTCGATGCCCAACCATGACAGGAGCGCTCTTGCTGATGTGCAAATCCAACTGCCGCGAGGAAAGTATGTCTGACGCGACAATCACAAATTCTGACGAACTGGTAACCCAGGCTTCCCACTGGTCGAAGCATTTGCTTGCCCGTGTTTACCTTGGTCCGGGCGATACCGTCGAGGCGGCGATGTATCGAGCCGAACAGCGTTATGGCGTTCCCGCGCAAGCCTTCTGGGCACTGCGCTACCGGAAGCCGAAAGACATTTTAGCGAGCGTCTATCTCAAGCTCAAATCCGCCTATGAGCACGAGTGCGAGCGGCAGGAGGCGAAGCTTCGTTATGAACTGGAAATGGCTAAAGCGCTTAAGGGAAGCGAGACTTTGGAAGCTGCTATCAGCGAGGCGGAAGCTGCGCTCGGCAATGAAACAATCTCAACATGAGCCCCGAAAGGACTGAGAGATGAGGATTACGGCAACTCTGGGCTGCGTCATCGTCGCCCTCGATTGCGCGTCAAAAGCTCTCGGTGAGGTTGAGCAGTCGCTGTTCAACGGCCAGTGGCTTTGGGTGTGGTGGATCGTGGCTGGCTATTGGGCGCTGTCGGCACTCGTCATCGCCGTCCAAGGCTTCACCACGTCTCGCGCCTAACTCCCACGGTTATTTTCAGAGCTTAGGGGAAAGAAGAATATGGGGCAGACTATCGCGGCACTGTTCGTCGAAACCGGCGGGTCGTACTTTGGCCTGCCTGGCGTCGAACCGTGGGATGAGCCGCGTGATGCGCGCAAGTACGCGGGGCCGCATCCGGTTGTCGCGCATCCGCCATGCCAGCGGTGGGGCAAGCTGTGGGCTGGTCAGCCACTTTATATCAAGCGCACGGGTGAGCGAAAGGTCAAGGGCGATGATGGTGGCTGCTTTGCCTCCGCGCTTGAAGCTGTGCGGCGCTGGGGCGGCATTCTTGAGCATCCGTGGGGTAGCCATGCCTGGGCCCACTTCGGCCTCAACAAACCCGCTCGTGAGGGTGGCTGGAT